GCTCTTCCAAATCTTCTGTTAATGTTACTGTTAAGTGGGACGGCGCCCCTGCCGTTATTTGTGGAATCAATCCAGAAAATGGTAAGTTCTTTGTTGGCACGAAGAGCGTTTTTAACAAAGACGCCAAACTAATATACACAAAATCTGATGTTGACAAATACTATGAGGGTGAACTGGCAGAAAAACTGAAATTGTGTATCGAGAACCTACCTTCGCTAGGTATAAAAAATATCATGCAAGGCGACTTACTCTTTCTTCGCTCAAGTATTCAAACAATGGAGTATGAGGGTGAAGAATACATATCGTTTAAGCCAAATACAATACGATATGCAGTGCCAGCAGAGTCCTCACTTGGCGCAACAATAAGCGCAGCAACTTTGGGTATAGTATTTCACACAACATATAGTGGGAAAAGCATATCGGAACTAAAAGCATCTTTCGGAGCAGATGTTTCTGGACTGAAGTCTAATAAAGTTTGGGTCACTGATGCCACATTTAGAGACACTTCTGGAGCGTCTACACTAACCCAAGCCGAATCTGATTATGTAGCAACACGAATAGACAGTTTGGCATCATTAGTTAAAACTCTCGATGCAAAACGAGTTGCTCTATTGATCGGCGATTCAAAAATTCAGGCGAACATTAAATTGTACGTCAACTCGAAAGTCAGAGCCGGAGAAAACATATCAGGCACTAAAAAGTATGCTTCGGGACTTGTACAATTCATACGAGATAAGTTTGCCGATGAGATAGAAAAGTTGAAAACAGATAAAGGCAAACAAGGCAAAGAGCAACAGCTCAAACAACTCACAACATTCTTAAAGCAGTATGAGACTGATCTGACAAACATCTTCTTGGTGTCAGCTCTCATATCTGATATAAAAGGTGTGTTCTTGAACAAGCTGAGAAAGGTCAATTCAATAGGTACGTTTTTAGAAACGCCAGATGGATACAAAGTCACCTCACCAGAAGGATTTGTTGCCGTTGATAAGATAGGTAAAGCATATAAACTGGTTGATAGACTAGAATTTAGCAGAGCTAACGCAACTCAAGAGAAAGACTGGGCATAGCATAATTGAGATTTGTAGGATACACGAGTATGAAAAAATTTAGCAGATTCTTACACGAAGCCTCAGTCACCGAGCGATGTTGGGATGGATATAAGCCAACACCCGGATCGAAAATTGCAGAGAGTGAGTATATCGATAGTGTAGATAAGATGAAAGAGTCTTTTGTCCATGAGGGCTATAACTTTCAAGAGCTTTCTGGCCCTCGAAAGAAAGATGTTGTTGGAGGAATCGCCGGCGCTCCAGGAAATAGTCCAGAAGATGCTATCAAACAGAGAATGATTTCCTTTGGTTATAGAAACATATCGATCTCACTAAAAGATGGTGTGTATACTGTCAAAGCTCAGTGGGGTGCAAATCCCATAGATACCGAGTCTAGTTACTATAGACTTCAAGAGTCCGCAGAAGCCGATCTTTCTTCTGCCGCAAGGTTGTTTCAGAAATTTTTGCGTAGCACAGGCGCTCCAGACAAAGACACAAAATTTGTTCTAAAGAGCAATCCATCCAAGAAGATATTCATTGGCAAATCCAGCGACTCGAAATTTGACTATGCTGTAGATCTCACGGTTGGCTCGGTTGTGGCAACAGAACGGGGCACAGTAAAAAATAGATCGTTCGTATGGAATGAAAAGACGGGAAAGTTACAGATAAATGAACAGTCGCCGCCAGATTCAATGATAGAAAAGTGGATAAATGAAAACCGACAAGAATTCTCTAAGCAGTACGGACCTCAAAAAGGACGACAAGTTCTTTACGCAACCGCCTGGAGAATGTATACTAACAAATAGGAGAAACTCATGATCGTAAAGCCATTGACCGAAGAAACTGATCTCGCCACCGCCACAACAGTACAAAATGCAACTGTCGTTAGGCTTGTAAATACGGGCAGCTCTGTTGTTGTTACTGTAAAAGATGGAAGTGCCACTGTAGCATCTCTTACTTTAACTCAAGGTGAAGTGCTGAACATACAAAAAGCACCTACACACTCTCTCGTTGCTACCGAAGATGTTTTAGCAGTTAAGGTTGCCCACACAAACTAATATGAAAACTCTTAATGAAGTGGTTCAAAAGAAAAAGGCCGTATTCGCTTTCGGAAGAATGAATCCTCCCACTTCGGGACATGAGAAACTGATAACAAAGGTTTTGGCAGTGGCTAAGAAACTTAACGCCACTCCATTTATCTTTGTATCCAACTCTCAAGATGTGAAGAAGAATCCTCTCACTGGCAAACAGAAGGTGAAGTATATTGAAATGGGCGTTCCTGGCGCCGAAGGCTATGTGTTTAGTGATACTACGGTACTTTCTCCGTTTCATGCCGTAAAGTTTTTAGAGAACCAAGGGTTCACTGACGTTGTTCTTGTTACAGGGTCAGATAGACTTGATTTGGGAGACTCTATTCGCAAGTATATTAATCATCCTGACCCAACAAAAGGGTTCAAACTAGATTCGTTTGATATTGTTAGTGCAGGAGATCGAGACCCAGACTCAGACGGCATAACAGGAATGAGCGCATCTAAAATGCGTGAAGCTGCCGCCGAAGACAACTTCAAGTCTTTTAAGAAAGGTGTTCCATCCAAACTATCTGACAAGTTTGCAAAGCAGATGTTTAATGATGTCAGAACAGCCATGGACATACACGAAATGGTTGAACAAGTGCAGCATTTGAGTGACACATTGAATATTCCTAGGCGAGAAATGCCACAGATTAAGAAGAAATACATACCCGACTTTTTAGAAGTATTAAAAGATCGTGGTGTTGGCGTCTCTCATAGGAACATTTCCATATCTTCTCTAAAACCCACCCAGAACGAAATTGATTTGGATAAGGTTAAGGAAAAGGTTGAGAAGTTTACTAATGGAAAAGAACCAAAGCCATTTGTTGTTTCCTACGACAACTTCATTTTGGATGGACATCATCAGCTATTTGCTCTGAGAGTTCTCGATAAAAACACTAAGGTGTCGTGTTATGTCGTTGACTTGAAGATGAAAGATTTGCTCAAGTACGCATATAAGTTTCCAAAAACAACCTATAAAAACATAGGCGAGTAACTTCATAAATATCATCATGAAAACATTCAAGTCATTCCTACATGAGGCTGAAACCAAAACAAACAAGCCTCCCAATCAAGTTGATAAAGCTCGTGAGCGTCAAGACCGAGAAAAAGAAGAGCTGCGTACTCGCCAGGGGCGAGAGCTAGAGAAAGCTAGACAAGATGACTTCAGAAAGAAAGAGTCTGAGAAACGCCAGAAAGATGCACAAAAGCAAGCCGAGCGAACTGCAAAGAAGCAGGAATCTTTGGAATCAGATGAGAGTGGTGAAGTTGAATATGTTCCTGAATACTTAGAGGATGGAACGTTAGTTCTCGTAAAAAATTACAAATCGAACACCCCAGGCCAATAAATAGCTTGACCGTTGACGAATCATGATGTATTCTTAATTTTATTTTACGGAGTAATAATATGACTGATGATACAACCGCCACATCCACAGAAACCGCCGCAGAAGTGTCCGTTTCTGCACCGTCGCTCACTACAGAGCAAGAGATTAATGCCCTTCGAGCTGCTCACCAGTTCTTCTCTAATTTTGATCGAGTTCCTGGCTTTCTTGCTAATCAGTGGTCACAAGCTCTCGACACGATTGCTGTTGTTGCCAACTCACTCATTAGTAAGAATCCTAGCTCTACTACATCCGAAACTACTGCTGAGTCTGCGGACACATCAGTAGCACAGTAATTTTTGCGCTAAATATGCTTGTATGCCATTGTATGAGTATTCGTGTAAAACTTGTGGAACTATAGAGGTGCGTCAAAAAATCGATGACGCACCTCTTAAAAAGTGCCCGACCTGTAAAGACAAGGTCGAGCGTCTTATATCCGTCACAGGAACCCCACAATTTAAGGGTACTGGATTTTATCAAACGGATTATAAGAAGAAGTCCTAATGTGTGTTGTAGCTTGCAAATACTTTGAAGACATAGGCTGGGTAATTGCAAAGAATCGAGATCGCAATTACAAACCCACCATCATCATTCGCAAATCATTTCGTCGCAACACAGAACGTCTCTATATCTGGGACGATAGAACAAAATATACTGAAGGAATAAACGAGTTCGGCGTCGCAATCGTCAGTGCTAGTGTTACTGTAAAAGAAGATGAGGCTGAAGGGCAGGCCGCAGTAAGTCAAAACAAGCTGGACAAGAAAGCTAAGATTAAAAATAGAACATACTACGCCCCGGATGGACTAAGAATCCGAACTGCACTATTTGAGCGTTCCGCTGCCGAAGCCGCAAGCGCACTAATCGAGCTTGAGATTCCCGGCAACACTATCATCGCAGATCGAGAACGATGTTTCATTCTTGAAGGTGCGTTCGTTGAGAATGATGAGTATGTGTATAAGATTCTCGAAGTGCCCAAAGAGAAGATAGCTGTCAGAACAAATCATGGACTATTCTTACCGTGGACTGGCTATAGCAAAGAGATTCCCGAGCAAGTTCCAAAGAGAGAATCATCAGATGCTCGGTATGAAAAGGCAGTATCGGGAATAAAGAAGGCACAAACGTTTGATGAGTTTTTGGATGCGATGTCAGATACGTCGGATAAGAATCCACAAATGAATCCGCTGCGTGTTGATCCAGAGCGCAATTCTATGAGAACTACTGGACAACTGGTCATGGTTCCAAAAGAACAGACATTACACTATCGTCCTATATGGTGCGAAACGGAATTCGATCTTGATAAACTAAATACAGAAGAAGAGAGAACGTTTTTTGAAATCATCTCTACACGCAAACTGCTGAGTTTTAGGGACTTTACTAAGTAGGACTTTATATGCCAATCAATGACTTGCCAAAATCGTTAGTCGATTCTGTAATCGATGTTGTGACAAAGAGTGAAGAGACATACAACAATACAGTTCAGAAGATTATATCTGAAGGTCTCACCCATTTTGGAGTGTCATGTGTTACTGAGCTTTCTGAAGCAGACCAAAAAGCTCTTCATGCTTGGACACAGATTCGATTGGCAGAAGCAGACTGCTCGTGTGGCACTGACGTAGAAGAAGATGATATGCCCGGCGATGCGCCGTTTCATAAAGATGGTGATGAAGCTGGTGAGAAGAAGAAAGAGATTGATGAAGAAGAGTCAGAAGATGAGTTGAAAGAGTCTATTGCTCTTTCTGCTGATGAGATTGCTACTAATGGAGCAGTAGGTGTTGGCGATGCTTCTTTAGCACTCCCTAAACACGCAGATGTAATTCAAGACACAGATCCATACACAAACACAACTCAATATCGTCTGTTGATTCAGTATGCAACTAATGAGGGTACTCGAATCTATCCGCCAGTTTCTCTTCCCGGAGCTGCTAGTGTTGCTGATCTTCGTACTCTCGTAGAAGGACTCCCTGAATTTAATGAAGCACTCGACTCCGCACTTGTTAATGCGTCTTAATTATTTACTCTATGAAATCGTTTCGTGTCTATGTTAAAGAAGATGTTGCCGTAGCAACTAAGCTGCCGGAAATCTATCTTGATATGGACGAAACTATTGTGAATTGGATGGAAGGTGCTAATAGAGCCTTAGTAGCATCCGGACATCCAGAGTGGCGCGCCGACCACTGGAACAAATACTCAGATGCAGAGGCCGACAAAATCAAATGGGAGATACTTAACAACACCCCCAACTTCTGGGAGAATCTGCCTTGGATGCCAGATGGCAAGCAGATATGGAACTTCGTTAAGAAGTACAAGCCGAACATATTGAGTGCTTGTGGTTCTCTTGCAGGAAATACCTGTCGTGAAGGCAAAAAGAGATGGATAGCACAGCACCTCGGCTATAACAACTTAGGTGAAGTTCATCTCGTTCTTCGTTCTGAAAAGAAAGATTATGCTAGAGTTGATGGAAAACCTACTGTGTTGATTGATGATTATGATAAGAATTGTATTGAGTATCAAGCTGCTGGTGGCATCCCAGTACAAGCAACAAGCGGCTCTGCTGTGATAAACAAACTGAAAAAACTTGGATTTACATAAATAACACAGACTTTAGTTTGGAGTACAACTATGCCACTTTGGGGTAAAGAAGATAAGACAACAGCACGTCCTAAATTTGTTCAGCTAAAGGCTGACGGCAGTATCGCTCAAGACAGTTCTGGCAAAAAGTTGGTATTCCTGAGTGCAGAAGAAGCTACGGTCAATACTTCAAATGGAGCCTCTTCGCCCGGATGGTACTTAGTTCTGACAACGAACAAAGACACCGCCAAGCAGAGAGTTCGTATGGAGCTTCTTGTCGCTATTGCTGATGAAGAGCGAGGCTCAGTAAACAACGCCCAGTTTATAGAAACACATATACTTAATACTAACACAGATGTTTCTGCTGACGGAGCCCCAGGTCTTGAAGATCCTAAAGGCCGCCCCGGTTGGTACTTCATTAATGATGTTGGCGGAAAGAAAATTAACTGGTACTTTTTTGACGGAAGAGTACAGAACGTAACCGTAGGTAACTTTTCTGCGTATGCTGTTGTAACATTAGATTCCACAGCATCAAAACCTTTTCTAGTTGTATACACAGCACCTACAGGTAGTGGTGATATAGCACCTGGATTTGCCCACTCCAGCAGAGTTTATAATTGGCCTGCGGGTGGTGTCGCCGACACAAAATACTTAGTCTACTTTGGACAGAACCCAGAGGTTCATTCTGAATTGCCTAGAGTTCAGCTTACTGCGGGAACGACCCTAGGATCTTTCACAGCATCTCAGAGAGTTTTCACTGTAGCTTTGAACACAAACTCTTCTTCAGCCGAGAATAGCGTTGAGCTTGTAGTTGATGCTTTAGGTATTAATGCAACCACAGTTAAAGCCGATATTGAGCTAAGAATTGATTCTAGTGATACTTTAGAAGAGTCATCCGACTTAAATTAACGTAAGGAGAAACTATGTCACTTTGGGGAAAATCAGATAAGACTGCGAGCCGTCCTACATTCATTCAGTTGAAGAGTGATGGAACTCTAGCACAAGACGCCTCCGGCAAGAAGCTAGTTCTCATCGACAATGATGAAGCAAGTCTTGCGGAAAACAAGGCAAAGGGTGTTACCAGCGCCGGGTGGTACTTGATTCAGAAGAATGGAAATAGAGTTCGTGCGGAGCTTCTAATCGCACTGGCCGATGCACCAAGAGAAGTTAATGCTGTAGTTGCTGATGACAGTGATGTGACAGAAACTACCTTGGGTGTCGGAACAGATCCGGAGTAAAGTATATTTGTTATGATGCCACTAGCATATTGCAATAATATGCAAACACTACTGACGGAACAAAATTTCGTGATGTTTGCGATGAAGCATTATCAGAATCCTCAATGCTTAAACATTGATGAGTTTCATGATGATCTCAAACGCATAAAGTATATCAAGAGGCTTCTTAGTCGGTATCTCACTTCTGGCGAACTCAAAGAGCGATTGATATTGAATCATCTGATCATCTTGTATAACTCTTTTGGTACACAAGCAACGAAGATGCTCTTTTTCAAAATAGAAGTTGAATTTTGGCCACAGCTAAAGACGTTTCTTCTATTTCTTAGTTATATGCCCGAGTCTGTCGAGGGTGTTTATGACTCTCCTATAGTAAGCACAAACATTTCCCTCGATCAAACCATAGTCTCTATACTCAGAAAAATATGATACCGTTTTTGGCATATCTCAAAGAGTCTAATAAAGAGTTTTCGCCAGACGAAGCAAAATCTCTTGGAGATTCTTTGGATGTTGATTGGAGTAAAGTAGACGCCCAAGAGTTTCGCCGTGGTTTGTCTGTGGAGTCTGAGCACGACGACGGCGGAAAACTAGATGTGGTTGATTCCAAAAAAGACTTAGCAAAAATAGTTCTCGCCCACCTGAAAGAAAAGCCAGACTACTACACACAACTAAAATCTGTGGAAGAGGAAGTTCCTGCCAATTCTGTTTCTGGGGGAAATGTTTCTGGATTGCGTGAGCCTATAGTATTTCGCAAAAAGCCAAAATTTCAAAAGCGTCAATAATAGCTTGTTTTTGGATCTGTTTGTTGTTAGTATAATAACAACAGCCAAAATAAATAGGTGTTATGAACGAAGAGAATCAAGACAAAAATTTATTCGATGAGCTTGGACTGAAAGTTCAATTCTCGGATGTTTCTTTGGGGGAGACATACCCCATATACGGCACAATCACGAAGTTTATTGATGAAACTCCAGGCAACATCGTCGTCCTCATAAATGATCATATTGAAGCTACGATGAATGTCGTCGATGTTGATAAGATTGATGTCTTGAGAACTAGGTGCTTCGATCCGGGAATATTCGTGTGTGTCATAACACAGAAAGAACCTTCGATATGCGCCGAGTGTACTACAGTAGTCTTCGGCAAAAACAACAATTCGGTGCAATAATGGAAACAACACATTTTATGGATCTCATTGTTAAATTATCTCGCTCTGTCACAGAACTTGAGTATTCTGTTATGCAGGCATACGATTCGTTTCTTGTTAAGTATGGCCCTGGTCACGAATATATTGATCGCCTTGAATCATATTTTCCAGCAATCGATAAGCAACGAGAGTATATCGATCAGCTCGAAGA